ACCCCGCGAAGGTCGCCGCTGCCGCTGCCACGCCCCCGGCTGACGCTGCGAAGCCCGCCGACGAAGCGACCCCCAAGGCAGACGAGAAGGACCCGGCCGCTGAAGCTGCCAAGTCCGCCGGCCTGGACATGACTGCCCTCAATGAAGAGTTCGCCACGAGTGGCACTCTGTCCGAGGCCAGCTACCAGGCCCTCGACAAGGTCGGCATCAGCAAGGATGTCGTGGACAACTACATCGCCGGCCAGCAGGCCCTGGCGGTGCAGCGAGACAACGAAGGCTACGGCCTGGCCGGTGGCAAGGACCAGTACACCAACATGGTGACCTGGGCTGCCAGCAACATGAGCCCCGCTGAAATCGAAGCCTTCAATGGCTCCGTCACTGGCGACCCGGCTCAGATGAAGCAGGCCATCCTGGGCCTCAAGGCTGCCTACGAGGGCGCATTGGGTTCCGACCCGGCTCTCCTCAAGGGTGGCGCCTCCGTGCCCAGCGGCGAGACCGCCTTCGGCTCCCGTGCCGAGGTGACCGCTGCCATGAGGGACCGCCGCTATGCGAACGACCCCGCCTACCGGGCGATGGTTGAGCGCCGCGTTGGCCTGATGGACAACTTCTGAAGAACAGTGATGCGTGGCCGAGTGGTTTAAGGCTGACGCAGATAGAAGGGAGACGCGGCTCTGTAAGCCTATGCGTTGCCCTCCCCAGGTTCGAATCCTGTCGCATCACACGAATCGGTCTTCCGGCGCCACAGCCCGGACCCCTCCGTTCCCCACCGACCCCTGCCACCCGTGCGTCCCAGCGCGGCCTCTGAGCAGGCAAGTCACAACTAGAAAGAACAGCCTCACATGGCAAACGCAACGACTCTCAATATCGGTCAAGTCAACGGCGCTGGTGCATCCGATGCCCTGTTCCTGAAGCTCTTCTCCGGTGAGGTCCTGACGGCCTTCGAGACCGCTTCGGTCACCCGCGACAAGCACTTCGTTCGCACCATCGCCAGCGGCAAGTCGGCCAGCTTCCCGGCAACGTGGAAGGTGACCGGCGGCTACCACACGCCCGGTGCCGAAATCACGGGCCAAGCGTCGAATGTGAACGAGCGCGTCATCACCATCGACGACCTGCTGCTGTCCTCGGTCTTCATCCCGAACATCGACGAAGCCAAGAACCACTTCGACTACCGCTCGGTCTACAGCCGCGAATGCGGTGTGTTCCTGGGCACCAACTGGGACAAGAACATCCTCCAGGTGGGCCTGCTGGCTGCTCGCGCTTCGGCAACCGTCACGGGCGCCTTCGGTGGCACCTCGCTGACCTCGACCGGCACGCTGTACCGCACCTCCGCCACGGACCTGGTGGCCGGCCACTACGCCGCTGCCCAGGCGCTGGACGAGAAGGACATCCCGGAATCGGCGAAGAAGTACAGCTACATCCGGCCGGCCCAGTATTACCTGCTGGCCCAGCTCAAGGACCTGGTTGACCGCGACTACAACTCCGGCAACGGTGACATGGCAAAGGCCAAGGTCCTGGAAGTCGCCGGCATCGAGCTGGTGAAGACCAACAACCTGCCGAACAGCTCGGTTGCCACGGGCCCGGCCGCCTACCAGGGCGACTTCTCGAAGACTGCCGCTCTCATCATGACGCCGGACGCCGTTGGCACCTGCAAGCTGATGGACCTCCAGTCGGAGATGGAGTACGACATGCGCCGTCAAGGCACGTTGATCGTCGCCAAGTACCTGATGGGCCACGGCATCCTCCGCCCGGAGTGCTCGGTCGAACTGAAGACCACGACCTAAAGCGACAGGTGGGGGAATCGAATCCCCGCCCGCTTACCTCTACGCCCCCTTCTGGACACCCAGCAAGGGGGCTTTTTTTCGCCCCTACAGAACACCAATATGTCCGAAACATCCGCCCCCCAGCCGGGGCTCCAAGTCGTCTCCCGTGACGAGTCCCGCGCAGGCACCTTGCCCGCAGCTGAGGCGACTGTCTACGTCGTGAAGGCGCTCCCGGGCATCGACTGCCTGGCTGAAGTGAACGCCGGCCTCGCACGCCTGAAGGCCAGCGGCGGGGGCACCCTGCGCCTGCCGGCCATCGGAGGTGTCGGCTACTACATCAGCGACCGCATCTTCGTTGACTTCTCCAACTGCGTCATTGAACTGGGCGACAACCTGAAGCTGACGAAAAACAGGGTTCGTCAGACCTACGGGGTGGTCAATCCGAACAACGGCTCACCCAACACGCCCAACCTGTACGACGGTGTGGTTGTGTTCAGGGGGACCATCGGCAGCCACCTGACCGGCTGCGCGCTCAACGCCCCGGCCCGCGTGACGATTGACGGCAACGGCGCAGCTATCGCGGCTGAAGGCAGCTATGTGCACGACGCTTTTGCCAATGGCAACTACGCCGCTGTGCAATTCACGTTCTGCACCTCCCCCATCGTGCAGAACATCGTCACGACCAACTCCCTCTCCTTCGGCATCCAGCTCGCCTATGCACCCGGCGGCCTGGTCCGCAACTGCAAGGGAACCAACACCGTCAACGAGAACGGAATCCAGGTCGCATTCAATCGTTCGCCTGTGGACGCCGACTTCAGCGCCACCGACCAGCGGACGTGGGGTGGTTACCGCGTGGTGGACTGCGAAGCGGAGAGCTGCGCGAATCACGGCATCGGCTCCTACGGCGCTGTAGGCGTGCAGATCATCAACCCGAAGATCAGCAACTGCGGCAACGACAACGGCGTCCAGCAGGCAGGCCCGGCCGGCGGCATCAACGTCGAATATGACGGTGTGAACCCCTCCCGCAACTACCGGGTCATGATCGTCAACCCGCAGGTTGTCAACTCGATTGGCTTCGGCATCCGCACGAACTGCAAGGGCACCCAGGTGGTGAACGGCAACGTGGTGGGAACCAGGAAGCCGACCGCCTACGCGGAGAGTGCGCCTTACCTGTGGGGCAGCGCTGTGTTTGTACAGGGCGCAGGCACGCTCGAAACGTTTGGCCTGTTCATCGACGGCAGCGACCGTGTGGGCTACCGCATGCACGCCGCCGGCTCTCTCTACCCGAGCCTTAAGGTCAACGGCGGTCAGGTCAGCGGCTGCGTCCAACGCGCGTTCTACGGCCTGGGTGTGAGCCAAGTTACGGTCTCACCGCAAACCATCGTCATCAACAACGGTGACGCCTCGGACGCAACGAACCCCCCAGTGTTCACGTCGGAGTTCAACAACGGCTCTGCGAATGCCGACCAGGGCACCGTTCAATTCGGGGGCTGGCACTACGGTAACCGGGGGGGCGTCGTCACGACCTCCCGTGTCGGCACCGTCATCCTGGACAACCTTGCGGGCGGCGAGAACACAGAGAACGGTACTGCCAGCGCTGGCTACCACTCGTGCTACATCGACACCTGCCTGAACTTCTTCAAGACCGGCCAAATCGACCTCTCCGGCGCCAACCTCAAGCAGACGCGCGTGGTGAAGGTCATCGGGCAGATCAGCAAGATTTCCGGCAGCGCCGACAACGTGCAGGGCTTCCAGACGGCAAGTCAATTGCCGAAGCTGGACCTGTCCGGGGCCACCATCAACGTGACCAACCAGGGCTCTGTGCTCTACGGCTTTGACACCAACGCTGGTGCAGGCATCGCCGCGTTTTCCATCCCGGCAGCAACCGCCAGCTCCCCTGGGATTCTGCCGGGCATCGCAACCAAGACCCTAACGGTCAAGGGCGCGGCAATCGGCAACCTGGTGACTGCTGCCTACAACAAGGCACTGGCTGCCGGCGTGTCGATGAGTGCCGAGGTCACCGCTGCAAACACGGTCACCGTTACCTGGAGCAACTCCACAGGTTCAGTTGTGAACGTGGCCGGCGGCGGCGAGCTTGTTGCGCGTGTCACCCGAGTGCTCGGCAACTGAAGCGGCATGACCACAACCACGCTCACCACTGAGCTGGAGGCGGTCAACACCCTGCTGGCGTCCATCGACGAGGCCCCCGTCTCGTCCCTGGCGCTGGCCGGGCTGTATCCCCTTCAGAAAGCCAAGGAGACCCTCAGTGAAGCCTGCCGTGCCGTCCAGGTCATGGGCTGGGCCTTCAACACCGAAGACGGCGCAAGCCTGTCACCCGATGTTGCCGGCCTGGTCAACCTGCCGGGCAACACCCTGAGGTTCACACCTGACCCCAACCAGGCCTTCAGAGCCATTGCGCGGGGCCTGGCGCTCTACAACCTGGACACCCGCTCCAGTGTCTTCCCGTCCGCCGTCAAGGGCACCCTAGTGGTCCTCCTGCCGTGGGACAGCCTGCCCGAGGCAGCCCGCTTCTACATCGTCATCAGAGCCGCGAGGACCCTTCAAGGTCGCTCTCCGGTGGCTGACTCGACCTACCGCTACACGGAGGCCGACGAACAAGCGGCCAGCCTCGCCCTCTCAACCGAAGAGGCCGAGACCAGCACCCACAACATGCTCACCGATTCGTGGAGCGTGGGGTCCGTGCTGGTAGGTCGCGAAATGTACTGACCCAATGAGCCTTGTCTCCCGTCCCTACCCCGGCCTTTTCGGCGGGGTAAGCCAACAGCCGCCTGCGATGCGGCACCCAACCCACTGCTCCGAGCAGCTCAACGCCGTTGCTACGGTGGTCGATGGCCTATACAAGCGGCCCGGCACCACCATGCAGGCGGCCCTGGCGTTGACCTCAGGGTTCCAGTCGGTGGCCGGGAGCTACGGCTTTGCCCACGGCCATGTCATCGACAAGGGTTCCTCTGGGCTCTACCAGCTCATCCTGGTCAGCAACAACATGATGCTGTACGACCTCCGCACGGGGGCCGTCCAGTCCGTCAACGCCCCGATGGGCTTCGGATACCTGACCAGCCTGGCGCCTGAGACGGCCTTCAGGTGCGTCACGGTCGCCGACTACACCTTCATCGTCAACACCGGCAAGGTGGTAACCAACCAGGCAGCCACCACGACGGCCCAGGCCAAGAACACGGCCTACTTCATGGTCCGCTCGGCGGTCCCGAAGATCACCTATACGGCCCTGGTCAATGACGTGGCCTACAGCTTCTACTCCGGGGACACCCCCACTGTGGCCTCTGTGGTCGCTGGGCTGCGGACCGCCATCTCCGCCGGCTACACCGCAACGACCCTCCCGAACACCTCCATCGTCAAGGTGACCGGCGCTGTCGGGACCACCATCAAGGCCAGCGTCACAGCTGACGGCTGGGGCACGACAACCTTCCAGGCCATCCAGGACGGAGTGGACCGCTACGGGGACCTCCCGCCGGTCTTCGAGGAGAACCAGGTCCTGAAGATCAAGGGCGCTGCTGATGCCTCCTCGGACCCGTACTACGTGCGCTGGACTGGCAACCGCTGGGAAGAGTGCAACAACCCCGGCGATGTGACGGACCTGACGGCCAGCACCATGCCCCATCAGCTCCGCCCCGATGGCTCCGGCGGGTGGGTTTTCGAGCCTGCCACCTGGGCGCCCCGGAAGGTGGGCGACAACATCACCAACCCGTTGCCCTCCTTCGTTGGCCGGCGCATCCGTGGGGTGTTCTTCCACCGCAACCGCATGGGCTTCCTGGCGGGTGACTCGGTGGTCCTGTCGCAGTCCGGCGCCTACTTCAACTTCTTTGCCACGACGGCCACGCAGGTCCTCGACACGGACCCCATCGACCTCGACGCCACGTCGGAGAAGGTGGACTCCCTGGAGTGGACCGTGCCGTTCAACAACGACCTCCTGGTGTGGTCCTCCACGCGCCAGCAGTTCATCCTGACCGGCGGCGAGCTGTTGACCCCGGAGACCGCACAGCTCAAGCCCACGACCTCATTCGAGGCATACCCCGGGGTCCAGCCCCAGGCGGTGGGCAATCGGGTGATGTTCGCCTCCATGCTCGGCAACTACAGCCAGCTCAACCTCTACCGGGCCTCCGAGGACACCCGCAGCAATACGGCGGATGACGTGACGGAGCACTGCCCGAACTACGTGCCGGCGGCCCCCAGGCTGCTCGCCGTCTCCGGGGTGGTCAAGGCTGCCGTGGTGGTCCCCAGCGCGGGAAGCAACACGCTGCACTTCTTCAAGTACGAGGTCAACGAGCAGGACACCTTCACGCAGAAGGCATGGGGCACCTTCACGCTGTCCATCCCGGGCACCGTGCGGGTCATCAGCGCCCACTGGGACAGCCGAACGCTGTTCCTGCTGCTGCACGTCACAGCCCCGAACGAGGCCTCCGCTGGCGGCCGCTTCGTCATCGAGGCACTGAACATGGACCAGAACGCGGCGGACCTCAACGCCCCCTTCGGGCTCCGCCTGGATGGGCGCCTCAAGGCCACCTTCGTGTCCACCTCAGGGGGCAACTCCACGCTGGACATCCCGCGCCTGGCTGACGGCAACTACAAGCTGTTCGCCTGTGTGCCTGGCTCCGAACCACAGGAGCTGACCCAGGTGAGCTGCGCCCCTAACCCGGCAACCCTGGTGACCCGCTACGTGGTCCAAGGGAACCTCACAGGCGTGACCGTGTGGGGAGGCTGGCCGTTCACCATGCGCTACGTCTTCACCGAGCCTGTCATGCGCGATGCCCAGGGCGGCCCGATCCAGTCGGCCGTCATCAAGCTGAAGAGCATCCTGGTCCGCTACGTGAAGACCGGCTGGTTCAAGGCCAAGGTTGTGCCGTTCCTCAGGGGGACCTACGAGTACCCCTTCGTGGGCCGCAACGTGGGTCAGCCGGGCCAGGGGCCGAGCCAGCTTGCCCTCAGCACGGGCGACTTCTCCATCCCCGTGGGGACCCAGGCGTCCACCACCGAGGTCTCCATCGAGTCCGACTCCCACCTCCCCGTCAACTTGCCCTACGCCGAATGGGTGGGCAGCGTCACCATGAAGGCAGCCCGATGAGTCTCCAATTCGAGCGCCTGGATGCTCTTCACCTAGCACTGCTGGAGCTGCGCCCTGAGGATGCCCGTGAGGTCTCCGAGGGGTGGCGACAGCGCTGCCTGGCGGACCCCAACGGCACGGCTGTGGTGGACGAGTGGGGGCGCGTGGTGGCTATCTACGGGGCTGTGCAGGGTGACCGCGAGGTGGGCCCCTGGCTCCTCTGCTCCGCCCTCATCGAGCAGTACCCCAAGCGGGTCATGAGGTACGCCAGGGGATTCATCAAGGGGATGCGCGCAGGCGCCGCCGGGTCTGGCCGCCTGGTCTTCAACTACGTGCCCAAGGACTCCCCCGGTAACCGCCGGTTCATCGAGAGCCTGGGCTTCCGCATCCTGCCCAGTCCGGGGCCGGGGCCTGACTTCTTCTACCTTCCCCATGTGTGAACCTACAACAATCATGATGGGGGTCTCGCTCGCCATCACCGCGCTGTCCGCAGCTACGGCTCAGGACTCCGGCAGGCGACAGGCCAACCAACAGTCCGATGCCCTCAAGGACGCGGCCTACCTGCAAGGCAACGACCTCCAGCGCCAGCAGTCCCAGGAAGCATCCGCTGCGGCCGACCAGATGAATGCGCACGCCCAGGAAGCTCACGCTGACATGGCCCGTGCTCAGGCCATCGCTGGTGAGTACGGAGGCGGGAACACCGCTGACCGTGGCCTGGCCGTGCTGGGGAACCAACAAGGCGCCGAGCTGGCGACCGTGGCCTCCAACGCCGGGAAGGTTGACGAGCAAACCCGCTTCGACAACCTGTCCAGCAACCGCCGGCTCTCCAGCCAGCTCGCCTCTATCCAACGGCCCTCCGCCTTCGGCACCACCCTGACCATCGGAGGCGCTGCCGTGAACGCCTACGCCATGAACAAGTCGCTGTCCAAGCCTAAGCCAACCGTCAAGTAACCATGCCTCAACGCCCCCAACTCCAACCCAGCGCACAGGCGCCCCAGTCCGTGGTCGCTGCCCGGCCAGGCAACTACCTCACTGCTCTGCCAGGCGCCAACTCGGAGCTGGCGGGCCTGATGAGCGGCCTGGCCTCCTTCAACCCTGCGCTGCACAACCTGGCCCAGGCCCACGCCCAGCAGGAGGACCGGCTGGACCGCCTCCAAGGCCCTGAGGTGACCGCCCAGGCCAAGGCCACAGCAGAGCGAGACGCGGACCCCGTGGCCTCCCTCTACAAGCCGACCCCCGATGTGCCCCTCAACGTGCGCCCGGCGCTGGCCCCTGAGTACCTACGGGACCTCAGCGCGGGAACCGCCCAGCGGGCCGGCCAACGCATCAACGCCGAGACCCTCACGGCCTACGACGAGGCAGTCAAGGCGCCCGACTTCAACATCGAAGCCTTCCTCACCGAGCGTCGCTCCAAGGCCCTCACGGGGGTCAAAGACAGCACAGCCGCTGCGGTCCTCGGGTCGCACCTCGACAACTTCGAGGGCCAGCTCCGGCACGACTACGAGCGCCGCCGGGTCCAGAAGCTCGATGAGGCCAACAACAGCATCCTCTTCCAGGACGCCGGAGACCGCTTCAGTACGAACCTGTCGGCCGATGGCATCGCTACCGAATGGTCCGGCTTCGAGGCCCGTGCCGTGGGCCTGGGGAAGACTCCCAAGGAAGCCGCCGCCTTGGCCTTCCAGCAGATCATTGCCAACAGCAACAAGCTGGGCGGCTCCCCCGAGCTGTTCGATGCCTTCGACGTGAAGCTGGCTGACGGCACCACGATGCGCTCCAAGAACCCTGAGCTGTCCAGCCAGGTGGAGGCGGCCAAGGCCCACGCGGTCGCTGTGCGGGACCACCGAATCGAGCAAGAAAACGGCATCGAGAACGGCAAGACCCTCGACAAGTGGCAACGCATGATCGACGGCGGAGAGGCCCACCTGGTCACCCCCGAGCTGCTGGTCCCTCAGTTCCACAAGGGTGGCGCCATCAGGTCCCCCGAGCAGTTCGCCTCCATCCTGAATGCCGCCCGTGACAGGGCCGCCCGAGATAAGGCCGTGACCCAGTTCGATGGCTACGCCGACGCCGGCATGCTGGCTCTGCTGCCCGACAAGGTGCAGGGCGAGATTGCCACCCGCCGACTGGGCCCCACCATGCTGGAGATGGCCGACCGCATCCGCCAGGGTGACTCTGCCGGCGCCTCTGGTCTCATGGGCCAGGCCGTCAAGACGGTCCTCCAATGGGGCGGCGACAAGCCGGTGGCCGAGCTGACCCGCTTCATTGAGGCGAACCTCACCACGGTCCCGAGCGCGTCCGGCCCCACGCCAGCCTTCCAGGCCATGCAAGCCATGTACAAGGCGCTGGCCGTGGCCCCCGCACTGCGCGGCAAGTATTTCGACCAGGACGCCCAGGCGCTGATGGACGAGTACACGGCCCAGGCAGGCAGCGGCACGGACCCCAAGGGTGCCTATGAGGCCGCCTATCGGACCATCGACCCTGCCGCCAAGAAGCGGGCCGAGGAGTTCGCCAAGTCCCCTGAGTTCCAGAACCTGGTCAAGGACAAGGCCTCCAAGTTCGTTGAGGGCTCCTCCATGTGGCCCACCTGGCTTGGCGGCAACGGCCGGCCTGGCAACAGCGCCTACCTCGACGCCGAGGCGGCCACGCAGCTCCGCTCCATGCTGGCGCGCAATCCGAACCTATCGGACGGCCAGATCAAGGGCCAGCTCGAAGGCTGGTTCAAGTCCAACTACGTTCTGGACACGACCAACCAGGTGGCCGTCAAGGTCCCTCCAGGTCTCGGCGGTGCCGATGCACAGGCAGCCATCTCTGAGTTCACCTCGCGGGTCGCCAAGTCGGAATCCCTGAAGGAGCGCTCGGAGGGCACCTGGGGTGTGCAGCTCATGCCCGTTGGCACGGAAGGCAAGTACGCCGCCATGTTGACCCTCGACGGCATGCCCAAGCGCTCCCTGCCGGGCGCCATGGACCTCCAGACGGAAATCCGCCGGGTGGCCGCCAAGCGGGTCCTGACCGACGACGACAAGGCACAGCTCAACACCTACCTGACCACCTTCAAGAAGGACGGGACGGTGGCCGACATCGCCCCCGAGGTGATGGCGAAGGGCGAGCTGATGGAGCTGGTCAAGGGCCCAGCCCTCCAGGCGTGGAAGGACAAGCAGTCGGACATCGTGAAGGGGCGCCTGTTTCAGGTCCCCAAACTGGGCTTCGGCACCAGCGGCACGGGCCCCTTGCAGTTCACCTCCGGGTCCTCTGCGGTGGACCTCCGCTCGACTGCGGACGTGGCCTCCAAGTTCTTCGCTGACGCGGCGCCTGGTCCCTACCGGGGCTCCGACCCACGCTTCATGACCGCCTCCCTGGTGACCATGGGCGAGGGCCTGGCGCTGTCGGCCTACGACGACCCCGCACGGGGAGCCGGGAAGAACATCGGTATGGGCTACAACTTGGAGGCCAACAAGGCCACCGTCAACGCGGACCTCAAGGCAGCCGGCGTGTCCCCGGAGCGCATCGAGTCGGTCAAGGCCGGCACGCTGGCGCTGACCACTGACCAGGCCAAGCGCCTGCTTATGGTTGCCCTGCCGCGCTTCGAGGAGCAGACCAAGCGCGTGGCCGAGTCCACCGCACCGGGCCTGTGGGACCACATGACGGCCCAACAGAAGGCGGTCATGGTGGACATCGCCTACCAGACCGGCAAGCCGCAGGACTTCTCCAAGGCCTGGGCTGCCCTCAAGGACCGCAATGAGGCCGGCTTCGCGGCCGAGACCAAAACCTACTTCACCAACCGCTCCGGCGAGCGCGTGGAGGACACCCGCCGTGCCTCGCTGCGGGATGCCCTGCTGCGTGGCCCGACCTTCTGGAGCCAACGCCTGACTGAGGCCGGCAAGTTGCCCGGCAACAAGCTCCAGGCCATGACCCTCCAGTAACTCACAACCTCCATGCCCACCAAGACGACCCTTCCTCAGATGCCCCCTCCGTCCCCGCTCAAGCCTCTCCGGCCTGCGGAAGACTTCGGGCTCCTGGACCCCGCCTCTACGGCCCCTGACGTGCCCGATGCGTGGGCCCAGTCCAATGCACGCCTGGCGCGTGAGCAGGGCACCTCCGCATCCGGCTACGCGGGTGCCATGTGGCGCCAGGATGGCCTGACGGATGGTGCCCTTGCCTGGGCTGCCAGCCTCCACATCCCCGCCGACCCCAACTTCAACCCGCTGGCCGACACCAGCATGAAGGTCCTGGAGAACGGCATCAACCCTGAGCTGGTCCCCGAGCTGTACAAGGCGACCTCCAAGGGCCACGCCTACTTCCTCCGGGACCGGCTGCTCCAGAAGCAGGACGACCAGGCCAAGCTGGGTGACCTCGGGGCTGCCGGGACCACCGGCCGGTTCGCCTTCGGTGTGTTGATGCCGGAGAACCTGGCTGTCGGCCTGGCGTCCGGTGGCGCGGCCTACGGGGCTGGCATCTACAGAACCAGCCGCGCCCTCAAGCTGGTAAAGGATGCCGGAGGCCTGGCGAAGATGGAAGCCTTGGCGGGCCTTCAGGCTTCCCAGGCTGCTGCCGGTGCGGGTGCCCGTGGGGTCGCCGCTGCGGTGGGCCTCGGGGCTGCTGAGAACGCCGGCCTGGAGAAGCTCCGCCAGAACCTGAACTACGAGCGCGACTCCGAGGCCGTGCTGATGTCCGCCCTGATGGGCGCTGGCATCACCCTCCCGTTCGCCATCCGTGGCTCCAGGGCCGCTACCCGGGCCTCCCGCGTGGCAATGCAGGAAGCCGAGGCGATCCGCACGCTACGCAAGCTGGAGGAAGGCCAGGAGGTCACCCCCACTGAGGCCGCAAGCCTCCGCCAGGTCCACGATGCCAACCGCATCCTGCATGACCTGGAGAGCGGCAAGTTGTCCCCCGAGGACGCCGGCCGTTCCCTCGACGAACTGCACGGACCCCACGAGCCGGATGAGCAGTGGGTCCACCGCCTCGGTGAGCGGCTCCGTGAGGACGCCGATGGCTGGATGGACGAGCACCTCCAGGGGCCTACGAAGGCACCGGAAGGGCCCTACGCGGCGCCGTTGGAATCCGCTGAGGCTACGCCCGCCGTGGCGCCTGCTGTGGCCTCTGAGGCCGCGGCCGTTCCTGGCGCGCCTGCCGTGGACCTCCACGCGCAGTGGGCAGGCAAGGAAGTGACCTGGGCCGACAAGGAAGGCAACACCCTGGAGGGCACCGTCACGAGCTACAACCCGGAAATCGGGAAGGTCATCGTGAAGACGGCAGACGGCCACAAGGCTGTCTTCCCTGAGCACCTCGACCAGCACACCGGCCCGGCCCCCGAGGGCTTCGGCGGTGGGCAGTCCGTAGGCTCCGCCCAGGTCCATGGCACGCAGATCGACTCGGCCGCCACCCAGGAGACTGCCCTCCGCAAGTACCGCTTCGACTACTTCGCCCTGCTGAACGCATCGCCCCTGAAGACCGTCCGGGGCCTGGCCTCCAAGCTGGTCAAGGACGCCCTCCAGACCGACAAGTTCGACGCACAGTCGATGTCGGCCAGCGAGGTCAAGGACATGACCAGGCGCATCCACGCGGGGGCCTTCCACGTTGAACGTGAGGAGGCCTTCATGGGTGCCGTGAAGGACATGAAGGTCAGCCTGTGGCAGCGCTCGGGGTTCGCTCAGGACTTCCACGAGTGGGTCACCAAGGCAACACATGACCCCGCCTTCGCGTCCACCCTGCCGCCCGAGCTACAGCCGCACATCCAGAAGGCCAGCTCCGCCATGCAGACCTTCTTCCGGCGCATCCTCAAGGAGGCACAGGACGCTGGCGTGAAGGGTGCCGAGAACGTCAAGGCGGATGACCTCTACACAAACCGCATCTGGCACCAGGGGCAGATTCGTGACCTTGCCCGCGTGCATGGTGACGAGGCCCTCTATACCCTGCTGTCCTCCGCCTTCAAGGACAAGGCCGGCATGCTGGAGCGGCTCCGCGAGTCCACCCCAGGGGCCAAGGAGGTCCGCGACACGCTGACCAACAAGGTGACCCACCCGGGCATCTCTGACGCCGAGCTGCTGCGCCGCAAGGCCAAGCGGTTCCTCCAAGCTGTGAAGGCTCTGGAGTTCAGCCCGGCGGTGCGTGATGTGGCCCTCGCAGGCCGCGACATGGGGACCCTGCGGCGGGAGCTGCGGGCCATGGGTGTGGAGGACAACCACATCGACGAGCTGGTGGACCTCCTCTTCGAGGTGCGACCCGGCGCCGACGATGCAGGCCGCATGGCGAACCTGAAGTACCGCCTCCAGCTCGACCCCAGCGCCGAGGTCACCACGCCCACCGGCAAGCTCCGCATGTCGGACCTGTGGGAGAATGACTCGCGCGTCCTGGTGGACCACTACGCATCTGGCATGGCAGGCCGCATCGGCCTCGCCAAGCACGGCATAACCAGCGATGCAGACTGGTCCCGCCACCTCCAGGCCATCGCCGACGAAGGCAAGGTCAACCTGGGCTACGACGCCAGCCGCATCTCAGCGGACGTGCAACGCCTCCAGGATGTCTACAGCCACATCATCGGGCGGCCCATGTCGGACCAGGCGTTCAGCCTCACCAACCGCAGCGCTGGGGTCCTTCGGTCCTACACCCGCTCGGTCATGCTGCCCCAGCTCGGCATCTCCTCCTTCTTCGAGATGGGCAAGGCGGTCGCCATGTTCGGCTTCAGCAACATGCTCCGGCAGATGCCGTCCCTTCGGGGGTTCCTCAGGGCTCTCCGCCAGGGCCACCTCCCGGATGACGGCCTGGCCCAGCAGGTCCGCCTGATGTCCGGCTTCGGCAACGAGATGGCTTCACGCTACGCCCGGGGCCAGGAGATTGCGGACGGCTTCTTCGGCCAGACCATGAGCAGGGCCGAGAACTGGGGCAACCGCCTGAGCCACGTCACGGACACCATCTCGGGCAACGCCAGCATCACGTCGATGTCCAAGCAGTGGGCCGCCATGGGCTCCGTCCAGGAGTTCAGCAATGTGGCCCACGGTCGCAAGCTGACGGAGAAGCGCATGCAGCGCTGGGTGGGTCAGGGCATCAGCCAGGACGACCTCCCGGATGTGATGGCCGCCTTCAAGGAGCACACCACCAGGGACGCCAAGGGCACCGTGCTGTCCATCGACTACGAGACCTGGCACAAGGCTGATGCGAAGACCTATGAGTCCTTCCAGACCTTCCTGTCCCGCCAGGTGCGTGAGGCCATCCAGGACCACGACATCGGCGAGTCCGCTCCGTTCATGCACGGCCCCATCGGGAAAATCTTCGGGGAACTGAAGACCTTCTTCCTAGTGGGCCACGCCAAGAACATGCTCAAGCAGGTCTACCACTGGGACAACACCACGGCCCAGGTGTTCACCATCGGCTTCATCGCTGAGGCACTGGCCTACAGCACGCAAGCGGCCATCAACACGCCGGGCGAGCTGAACAAGAAGTTGCAGCCTGAGGAGATTGCCCGTGCTGCGTTCTTCCGCATGGCGTCCTTGGGGACCCTGAGCACCCTTGCGGAGACCGGCTACCAGGTGGCCTCTGGTGGCGACTCGCTCATCAAGCCCGGGACCACGGCCAACACCGACAACCGCAGCTTCCTGAACACGCCGAGCCTGATCCTCGCCAAGCGCCTGGGTAACTCCTTCGCCACCCTCGGGGGCATGGTCCTGGGCACCGACACGACGACCCGCAAGGAGGCTCAAGACCTCATCGGGACCGTGCCTGTGCTGGGACGCATGTACGGCGTGAACGGCCTTCTCCAGGCCTGGGCCGCTGACCACCCGGCCAACGACCCGTCCAAGGTTCGTACCCCCTAACGCCCCCTCCGGCTGCCTCCGGGCCCTGGTGGGGGCCCTCATCCCCACCACATGACCCTTTACTCCATCGTCGATGCACGGGGGACGGGCGGCTACACCACGCTTGCCACACCCCCCTACCTGCTCAAGGAGCACATTTACGTCTACGTGGATGGCCTCCCCACAACCGCCTTCGAGTGGGTCGGGGACACAGCCGTCCGTCTCATCGCCCCCATCAACCGCCTCATCCGTGTGGTCCGGCGCACCAGCCCGGGGGTCCTGCTAACCGCCTACCAGGACGGCACTCAGCTCCCCGGCGCCACCCTCACGGTGGACTCGAAGCAGGCCTTCTACATGGCGCAGGAAGCGCTGGACCTGGCGATGCTGGCTGGTGGCTCTGGAGGTGGCTCCGTGCCCCCCGGCGTAGAGCTGACCCAACAGGGCATCAAGGACCTGCTGCTCGGCCAGATCACGCCAAGCGAATTGGAGCTGTCTCTCCGCGAGGAAATCGAGCGCATCTCCGGCACCGAGGAGGTCATCGGCTCGGTGGCCTGGAAGATCCTCCAGGAGGCCATCGCGCGCACCGCTGCGATACAAGCTGAGGCTGCTGCCCGTGCCGCCGCGCTCCTCCAGGAAGCTGCGGAACGTGGCGCGGCCATCACGGTGGAGACCACCAGCCGCCAGTCCGCCGTCGAGTCGCTGGCCTCTCAGATCACCACGCTGACGGCTGCCCACAACTCCACCCTCGCTGCGGTTCAGACCGAGGTGACGGCACGGACGAATGCGGACGGGGCCCTCGCTACGTCGGTCACCACCGTGGCAACGGCAGCCGCCAATGCGTCAGCGGCAGTGGTCACGGAGGCCACGGCCAGGTCCAACGCGGACAACGCAATCGCCTCCTCCATCGAAGCCATCCGTGCGGACCTGGTGGGGGAGGACACGGCCATCAGGGCCAGCGTGACCACTGAGGTAACTGCGCGGGTCAATGCCGACAACGCCCTGTCCTCGCGGGTAACCAGCCTGGAGACCTCTGTGGGCGGCTCCGGCGGGACCTCGCTGTCCTCGCGGGTCACCACGGTTGAGCAGGCCATCTCCAATGAGACCTCTGCCCGGGCAACCGCAATCAGCTCCCTGGACGCGGCCTACAAGTCCGCCGACACGACCATCAACGCCAGCATCACGGCAGCCAACACCGCCCGAGCTGACGCAGATACGGCACTAGCCACCCGGGCATCCGTCCTGGAGGCGAAGGTGGACCCCACCAACATCCCCAGCGGGAAGACGGTGATGTCCCTCATTGCCGACGAGGCCACGGTGCGCTCCTCCGCAGACGCGACCAACGCGACGGCCATCTCATCGGTGCAGTCGTCCATCACAGGCTCCGGCGGCATCAGCCCCCGCCTGGCTGCCGTCGAGACCTCAGCGGCCACTTCGGTCTCCGAGCTGGGCACCGTCAAGTCCAACTACACCATCAAGGTGCAGGCCCGGAGCGACGGCAAGCTGGTCATGGCGGGTATCGGCTTGAACGCCACCATCCCGGCCAGCGGGCCGGCCCAGAGTGAGCTGGTCTTCCTGGCCGACAAGATGACCTTTGTACCGGACATGAGCGGGCTCAACGTGACCCCCCAGCCGCTCTTCGTGGTCGGAGTGGTGGACGGCGTGACCACCTTCGTGATGCCCAAGCAGCGCCTCGGCGACTCTCTCATCGAGTCCCGAATGATTGTTGACGGGACGATTGAGGGCAGGCACATCAAGGCCGACACCATCACGGCCTCCAAGATCGACTCGCGGGGGCTGACCATCAAGGACGCCTACGGGAACGTCCTCTTCGGGGCAGGCACTGGAGTGGACTGGAGCGTCATCACTGGCGTGCCATCCTTGGAGACACCTTCAGGCGCCCAGGCCAAGGCCAATGCGGCTGCTGCGGCTGCCCAATCGGCGGCTCAGACCTACGCTGCTGCACAGGCCGCTGCTGCTGATGTGTCCGCCAGAGCGCATGCCGATGGCATCGTGACCGCTGCTGAGGCTGCGGCCATTGCGGAGGCCACCTCCCTGGCGAACGCAGCCCGGGCGGCGGCTGAAGCTGCTGCCGCTGCTGATGCGACGGCCAAGGCCAACGCGGCGGCAGTCACTGCGGTCTGGTCCGGCGTGTCCGGCTCGGGCAAGCCAGCAGACGGTGCCACGGTGGGGGCCACCATCGGGTCGAACCTGTACGGGGCCTACACGCAGACCTCATGGGACACCTACATGACCTCCGCGTTCATCAGGTCCTCCCACATCCAGAACCTCTCCGCGAACCAAATCGTGGTGACCACCGGGCTGTCTGACATCAGCCCCAACGTGGGCCTGCTGCGGAATGCGAGCAGTGGCGGCCGGCAGGAGATTGAGTCCAACCGGACCCGCATCTTCGACGCCTCCAACAACCTCCGAGCTGTCTTCGGGTATCTCCTGTGACCTACGGGGCGAAGTTCTTTGACGCCTCCGGGAATGTCACCTTCGACTCTTCACAAGAGCACACCTTGTTCCTCCTGGATGAGGTGTCGATACCGGCCGCATCAGTGGGGAGTGGGCTGACCTACAGCTACTCCGGGGCCATCGGGAAGAAGATTACCGCCTTCATCCAAAGCCCATATGGAGGCGACTACACGCCTGGCGAGAAGATTCAGCGTGCCCAAATCAGTTACCCCGGTGGGGTCCCAACAGTATCCGTAACCTTCGAAGACCCCGATGCCCTTGACGGCGCGGGGTATACCTACCCGAAGGCCAATGGGTATCTCTCAGTGTTTCTTACTGGAGCCTCTCAGTGACCTATGGAATGCGGTTCACCAATTCTTCGAATATCACGACGATTAGTGACAATCAGAAGGCCTACGTCTACCTGGGGAAGTACGGGCCGAACAATACGAGCGGCGAGTACACGGTGGACATCACCTGTGCCGGTTTCCCCATGGTGTTTATGAGCGTTCCTTACAACGTCACAGAAGGGGACGGGGGGCATCCGGGCTCTGGTATCTATTACGGGGCCTACATCCGCTCCGGGGCCTATGTCCGCCGCATTGAGCACCTCGGAGGGTCCTCCTGGCGGATCAGCGTGGCGGTAATCAACGCCAGCTACTGGAAGGTGGCCGGAGCAGGGACAGGCACCGTGTCCCCGATTCCCACCACCCTTCGAGTATTCGGCCGACTGGACCTGAATCACCCCTCGGGCATTAGCGGAAATCCCTACGGGATGCGTGTATGGGATTCGACAGGTGCCCTTGTGTTTGATTCGAATGGTCGAATGCTCCGCCTGGCCGGAAATACCTACGACACCGAGCTACTCCTGAAGAAGGATTACCCCGGGACCAGCACAGGCGACCCCAGGGCGGACTACAACTCCTATGACACGTCGGTATCCCTGCCTTTCTCGCTGAGTGGCAAGTCAATATGTGCGACATCCCGCAGCCTGGTGAGGCACTACGAGGCATCCCACGCGGAGTATTTC